TCTATAATTTCAACTTCTACTTCTTGACCAACAGTAAATTGATCAGGCGTTAATTCACCCATCTTAGTTTTATGAACAAGTCCAGCGAGCAGACCAATTTCAATAAAGACACCATATTCAGCAATACCTGATACTAAGCCTTTATGTATTTGACCTACTGCTAATTTGGCAAATTCAATTTGTTTGTCTTCTTTTTGCATTTGCTCAATAAGTGCTCGGCGATTTAGAACTATACTTCCTTTAGCCCTATCAATTGAGTTAATAATAAATTCGGCTTCATGGCCTACATATGCCTCAAAATTTGTTACCCTATTTACATCAATTAATGAACCAGGCAAAAAGGCCTTAACGCCAATATCAACAATTAATCCACCTTTAACAATTTTGACTACTTTACCCATAATAGGTATAGATGATTCAAATCTATTTTGGATATCATTCCAAATAGACTCTACTTCATTCTGTTTTAGGGATAATATATATTGGTCTTCTTCATTGTTCTTTGCTATAACTACCGCTTCAATTTCCTGCCCAATTTGAATTACTTCCTCAATTATAATATTCTTACGAGTGCTAATTTCACTCTTAGGAATAAAGGCTTCTGTCTTTCCGCTAATATCTACTAAGGCTCCATCACGATCTATTTGGACTATAATGCCTTTGACTACATCGCCAGACTTGTGCGTTTTCATAGACGCATCAATGGCTGCCATAAAGTCCTCTACATCGTTAATTGCTATTTGTTTCATTATTGTTTATTGCCCCATTTTCTATGATTATCGTTTCAGGCTCTAAGGCCTTGGCACGATTCTGCCTTCTTTCCAAAAGTAAATCCAAAGAAGTTGCTGCTCTGACTTCTGCAACTCCAAGACGAGATCGTGAGATAGGATCAAAGCCAAGAGATGCTAACGCATCAGTGTAGGCTTTATTAATCGCAACATACGCTTTCGCATCTGCATTGTCCAGAGTAGCCATATATTTATTTCGTGCTGCCTCTGAAGCATCAGCCAAGAAAGACGCATTACTAATTGTATCAATATCGCTTACTGGTGACAACCATGTAATCGCCATAGCCCAAGCACGATCCCAAAGTTTTTTTCCTTGCTCGCCAAGAGTATCAGGATACGCAGGAATTTCTTTTGCCATGGGCAAATGCGTAATGTTATTTAAATCAGGCAAGGGTCTTTGACCAGGATTGCCCAATAATCTTTTAAGTTCCGTTGGTTTTGGTGGCCTTCCAACATTCATATTTTTTCCATTCTCCAATGTCCATTTTGCGTAATTAATTCTATTTATCCTGTTTCTATAATATCGCAGAGAGATACGGAACAGGGCAGCCAGGGTTCTGCTGTAGTTTTTGAGCGTAAAAAAAGACCCATACGGGAATTTGCCACCGCAGGTGCCAGGTATGGAAGTGTTTATTTTAAATTAATTATATTTATTATTTCTTAGATGAGTTACACTTGCGACAAAGAACCATGACATTCTCAATAATATTACTTCCGCCATTTGCCAAACTTAGTATATGGTCGGCAGTCAAATCATTTTTACTTCCGCACCTACTACACCATGGCTGTATCTGCCTGGCAATTTTACTTATCTTATTCCACTCATGGTCGTATTTTTTATTTCTTTCTCTACGCTTTGGATCTCTTGATTGTATTGCATTCAGACACTCCTTGCATACACTACCCCTGGAGATAACATTACAATACAAACATGGTGACAGAAACTTCTTGGGCATGTGCCACCCACCCTACTCTAATTCATTATTAATATTATTATTTTCTATTTCACATTGTTCACAATCATGATCCCCATCCAGGGCTTGATCATACTTAAACATAGCAGCCATGTGTGCATTGAGTAATGTTAATGCTGTTAGTGTTCCTCTATTTAATAGAGACTCAACACCATCAAATGATAACTTCTCATCTGTTTCAATATGTACTTGAGCAGGACCTACAATTAGATGCATATTATACATAGTATTCCTTTATTGGTATTATTGGCTATCTTTATCTCTACCGCCAGATTTTGGGTAGGCTCTGCACTATCGCTTATCATTATACACTATAAACTAAAAACTCGCAACTTCATTCCTTACCTTTACGATAGCAGATAGGTCATATAGCCCATTGCGTTTAGGGATATCATAGGTATCTACTACCTTCAAGACCTCTCTCTTGGTCATATTTAACCACAGACAAATAGCCTCAATATCTAACCAAAACCTTTTATCTGGGTTATTCATAGCCAATTGTAGTAGTCTATACAATGTCCAAGAACCCTTACATTTCAGACAAAATACATCAGCCAAGATATTCTCAATATCTATAGCAACCCTATTCTTACAGCCATCTGTAGGGCATGGTATTCTTCTGGTAGTTTCTATAAAGGATTTAGTTACTGATAGTCCTTTAGAGTGGATTACTTTTACATCCCTGGCAAAATCACCAATCCAGTCCTGCTTAAGAGTCCAGCCTAAATGAGTAATGTGGAACTGAGTCGTTGCAGCGACTTCTGCCTCAGTACTTGGCTCTCGTCTTAGCAGGGCTGGTGGTGTTAGATTTCTTGCTTTTCTGATCCAGGCTTCATATTTATGTAGCATAGGTAGAGTCTCTACTGCTGTAGAATAATCCATTGCTGCCACATTAAATCCTAATGACCTTTCAGAATTGCGAGATCCTGACCCAGTTCTACCTGGAACCAGGAAACCTTTTGCTTCTGATTGCAGGGTTGGAATGTCAGAGAGTTGCTCTCTTAATGTAGACTCACATCGTTTGCAGAGATATTGTTCATCTCTTGCATGATGCTGACATAATTGACATTCCACGCTTACCCCTATTTATTATCTAATTGTTTCATCAAGTCATCAACTGTATCAAAGTCTTTGTATTCTTCTGGCTTTGACATGTTATCTAACTTATCTACTAAAGATTGTAGTTTTTCGCCTCTGCGTTCCCATGCTTTTGGCTTAAATCCAAGTGCAAGCAAAAGAACAACAACTGGCCAACCCATAAGATATGTAAGCGTTCCCCAAATTAAAACACTTCGTCCAGCAATAAATGCACCAAGTACTGCTGTAATTAACCATGCTACTTCCCATGTAGTCATTTACTTGTCCTCATTGTAATCTACGAAGCCAATCTTTTCCATGGTCTTATCACATTTACCGCAGATGTTGTCAGTTATCTGAACACAGTCGTCCTTCTTGCACCAATAGATATCTTCCATTAATTGTTCTCCAAACGCTTGCAAATGAATATGATTAATAGCCTTAACCAAATTACGCTTCTTTACTGAATCTGGTACTTCTTTTATCTCGTACATTATTTCCCCTGATTCTTCTTCTCGTTTTTTGCTTCTGTATTCTTCTTGATACTCTCTGATACATTCTCTACACTTGGTAAGATACCTTGTCTTTGAGCCATGAGCAAGATCAAAGTATTTTTCCTGTAGCGGATACGCAATGCTACACTTGATACAAACTCTTTTATCCATTTCATTTGCTCGCTCGTTTTTGTTCTCTTCTCTTCTTATTGTAATGAACCTTACATGTTTGAAGAGCATAGTTTGGCTTGTTGCAGCCATCTACTGTACATTTTACCTTATTTGTATGGTAAGTCTTTTTTAATGACCAATTACGACATTTCTTGCAGTAATAATCATATCCATCATCTGTCTTTCTTAAAGGCTTACTCTTATAATATTCAGATACTGGCTTTTCTAATTTACATTTAATGCATGTCTTATTCATATCTTTTTTGATTATCCTTATTCTTTAAGGTCTTTGCAATATGACATTTTGTGCAAAGTGTTTGTAAATTCTTGTTATCGTTATTTCTTCTATTACCATCTATGTGATCTATTTCTAATGCAGCAACTTTTTTGCTAATCCCGCAATTTTCACAGTTATCTTTTTTCTGTTTTCTTGCTTCATATCTACATTTAGCACAAGTTGATTTATAGGTAACTTGACCCTTACCATTTATTCCATGTTGCATGGTAGGCTTTCCACAACCACACATTTTCCTAATCTTACTACCTGGCATTTTATTTCTCCTGATTTCTCGTATTTACAGTCTTTCAACTGTATAACATAAGTATAGCATACCTTTTTTAAGGTGTCAAACTGAATACCAGCCCTTATCCCACAAGGTCAATAATCTCTTAAAATAAGCATCATATTTATATCTAATCATATCTGTAGAATATTTCTTATATGTATCTATGGCTATTGCTCTTGGATCAAGGCTTCTTACATCTGCCGTCGCTTTTATAAACTCCTTCAGAGTATTGCATCTAAAGCCATTAAAGCCGTTTTGGACGGTTTCTGTGAAGATACCCATATCAGTTGTTATGACAGGCGTTCCCATGGCCATAGACTGGATATGGACATTACAGAAAGGTTCCTGATATATCGTAGGTGTAAAGGTAGCAATTGCTCCTGCAAATAATCTTGCCCTATCTTCTGCCTTAACCTCACCAATATATTCTCCATACTTAGGAATGTAGTCTCCAGAACCAGCCATGATTAATTTAACTCCTGCTGCTTCACAGGCTTGACTGGCTATGTCCACACCTTTGCGTTGCGTCATTCTACCCATATATAAATAATAATCTTGGAAATATGGATCTACATTAAAATCTGGTGGAAAGTTCTCAACATTGTAATATCCGTTAATAACTGTGTCAAAGAAATTAATATCTATATCTGCTGCATTTCTGTATTGAGCAGCCACTGCTGATCTCCAAGTATTAGATTCAAAGACTTTGTATTTAGCAAATACTCCAGCATATCCTATGCCGTACTCAACAGACAGGTGAGATGGAAATACATCTGATATAGGTTGTTGTGCTGTTCCACCTATCAAACAGATGAAGTCTTTTTGCTCTAATCTTTTATTCATTTCCTGTATTACTTTACTATTAAAACTTCTCCAATGCGGAAGGGAATTATCAAAGGATGCTGATGTGTAGTGCCTATCTCCAACTGCATCTAATCTATTTTGTTCTGATAGACATGAAATAAATTCTTTTACTTTTGCCTCAGTACCTGGCCCAGAAGCATAGAGATATGTCTCATGACCAAGAGAAGTCATCATGTTACAAAACTCTAAGGTCTTTTCGGTATAAGCACAGGAACTAAATGCTTTAGTTACTTGTGTATGAGGTAGGGCCACAATGTGGAATCTAATGATAACCACCATCCTCACAATCACATTCTTCTCCATCAATGATGAAGTCTAATTGTTCAATGGCATTTATTAATGCAACCTTAACTGCTAACAAATCATCAGCAAGGGACTTCTGGTAATTCAAGTTGTTCTGGTTCATCGTTGGTCCTCCCATTTATTTCCTCCATAACTTGTGGATTCCTCACTTCATAATGATATGCATCTGAATCTTCTGTTACCCATTTGCTTGCATCCTCTACATCCCACTTATGAGTATTGATCAAGCGATGCAGTAGTGGTTTTCCTGGCTTAGTAACAAAAGAAGGCTCTAATACAAAGACTCTGTTGTTAGGCTGTATGGCAAAATTACCATCATCTCTTTGTATGACATGTCCACATTTATGTTGTCCAGGATTTTCTGAATAGCCATCATCAAGGATATTAGGATCTCCGCCATACCAATCCAGAGTAAATAAATATTTACCTGAAACTTTAGTTTTAGTTCTATCAATATAAGTCATACGAAGATTAGCAAGATTTGAGAATTTTGTAACAGTAACAAAAGGACTAAATGAATTCCACAATACCAAGTTGTGTATATCTTCTTCAGGAGTATTAGGTTCCATACAGAAAGCATTTATAGGCATTCTCCACCAGATACCGCCGTCTTCCATCATTAAGTGAAACAGAGGACTTCGGTTAGGTACGCTGGATACTCCAAATACTACACAAGGAAAGTATTGCTCATGACTGTCTTTTTGATTTCTTAGAAAATTGCCACGAACATAACATTCTATGGGTGGAATATTAGCGTTTAACTCAGGCATAACTTCTTCTTCCTGATATTTTTGGCTTTTTAGAAACATTGGTTCTTTTATTTCTAATTTCTGCAAGGGTAGGTCCAAGATTAGGTAATTCTTTTCCAGGATTTCTTTGCTCAAATCTTTTAATGTAGCCATCAAGATATTCATCTACTAATTGTAAAACTTGTTCATCAGTCATGTTATTTAGATCTGATGGATTATTATGTTTCCAGAATCTGGATATAAGTCCTGGCTCTTTCATTTTTGACCTGTCCATAAATACAAAACAAAAGCAGCACCAAGCCCAATTGCAAAATTGCCTAACATTATGCTTAAAGCAGTTCCAGCGATTATGTATTTAATCATTTTTCTTTGCCTTTGGATTTGTGCCCTTAGATCTTGGATTTGTTCCATCAGCCCTTGTGGATTTTCTTTTCTTTCTTAATTTTCCACCTCTTGGACCAACTTTAATTCTTTTATCCAATGATGCTTCATACGCTACCAGTAAATCTGGATTTGGTTCCTTGTAAGTAATTGTTACAGGAAATATCTTATTCATCTCATTCGCCCCTTTAATATATAATATATATAATATATATTGTTTTTCTTTTTAAGGACTTTCCAGAATTGGAACCCTAACCCTTTAACAGATTAGAATTATCAATTCCAGAAAGAAACTTTCCGTCTATTGGCTGGTGCGACCCTTGATATTATCTCCAAACGCATTGTTCCAGTAAAAAGAGTATATCAGATTCTTTTTAAAAGTGCAAACTCTATAAAAAAAACCTCCAGGCAAGAAATCGGGAGATAAAAAACCTGGAGGCTGTCGTTCGGAGGCGACATTTTTATATTCATGGCAACATGAATAACTTAAGTATATCATTGGTGATATAAGTTTGTCAAACTACAACAAATATGTTTTAATTTCCTCACCATTAGGGCCAATTATAATAACCTCAGTGAGTTGATCATTTTCTTCCATCAGTACCATCCTTTGTCTTGAAAATGTCTAAGGGCATTGCAACTATTTACATGCCTTCTTGAAATGTAAGCAAGTGTGGCCATTAATTGCACGACACCTGCATCTGATTTTTTCATGCCCAATCCTTTATATGTAGAATCAAGCATTTGTCCTATTCCACTTGCTGTGGATGTAGGATTTTGTGCTTTAGGATTCCAGGCTGATTCTTTTCCTATCAACTTGGTTAAGCATAAATATTGTTCTTTGGTCAGTAATTCTTTGGCTACCGCTTTTGCATTGACCTGCATTAGAGGTGGCCTGTCTTTATAAATTACTGGTATTGCTGGTTGTGGAGTTGTTAATTGTACTATTAAAACTACTATTAATACAATTAGTCCTCCGATTAGTGTATTTTTGCTTATAATTAGATTTCTCCTTTTTAAGCCCCATGAAATAGCCCCATGAGTGGTCTACAAAATGCCTCAAATCCTTGCGAGGATTGTTTTTAAGACACTTTCAGGCCTTGGTTGTCCCTCTATATCCATATTAAGTTTAAATGGCCCCAGATTTCTCCAGGGCCACCTTTAAGATCTGAATCGCTCAAAATTCCCTTGTGGATGTGTGTAGCGTTGTGATCTTAATATCTAATTATACTCTTATTTACTACCTTTGCCAAACTCTGTTGCTTTTGGATCAAGAGCCTTTGCTAATGGTCCAAGCAAGCCTGCAATAAATGCATTGCCTAATACCTTCCAGTCAGTGATTCCGCTCATGTAGAGGGCTACAACTGATGCGAGAGATGCTCTTGCCCATGACTGAGCCATAGCAATTGCCTTTTCTTTATTGGATTTTACGATTTTGGCCTTAGCCATCTTTATTCTCCTTTTTTAACTTCATTGCTTTTATTCTTGCTTTTACTTCGTCAGGTGTTTCAACTATTTCAAAATGCATTTCGTCTTTGCGCTTTGCGTAGTCTCCACCCCAACGAATGCCGTACTTCTTACATAATTCTCTAATTATAACAGCCTGTTGCTTGGTAAAAGTATTCTGAGCATGTAGCGGATGCTTGGTTGCGTTGAGGTCTATGGCTGTTCCTGATGCGTGATTTGATAAATCAGAATCACTACCTTTAACATCCCTATAGGCGTATGCCCAATCGTCAAACACTCCCTCATCAATAGGTTCTATCTGAGCGTGAAAATCTGCAGCAAAGGCAGCCAAGATTACTCCAGCGTCTTTCTGTAGTCTCATTTTTCTGTCAGTGCCTTTGACTTTGAAGATCTTTATATCTATTTCTTTCTGATCTTCAGAAGCAGGCCAACCATTTTGTGATTTTTTCATTCATCTTCCTTTTCTTTCTGTTTGTTTTTTATTCCATTAGCAGACACAATACCAGCCAAGGTGCCTGTCAAAAAGACTGTCAAAGTTGAAACAAGGTCAATGAAGGCTGCATCATTTGGAGCCTGCTTCATTGGTTGAGTCACAAATACCAAAGCCCATAGCAAAGCGAATACTGAGCCAGCAAATACAATAGCCAGAATGATTCCAATACTGACAATTAATCTGGCGTGTAGTTCTTCAGATGTGTATCTATTCCTTTTCATCAAACACTCCTGGTAGTAAGTCAGCAGAGCAAGTTCCTGTCACTTCGCATTGAGGAGGATTACACTCAGGCTTTTCCCAATTTTCAAACTCTTGGCAGGGATAGCGAACCCATCCATCATAAGTGCAACCTGTGAGGCTAAGTCCTATCAATAAGCAGACGATAAATTTCATTCTTCGCCTTTAGGCTTTAGAGTCTTCTTCTTCTTAGTATTTGCTTCTATGAGTAGTACCATTATTTCGTCTACTCTTGCCTCTAATCTATTTACCTGATCTTTTATGCTTGTTCCGCCATTTGGCTTTAACTCAGATAGGTAATGTTTCACGAGAAACCTTACAGATCCCGCAAATGCTACCGCTATGGTGATTGCAGACACTAATAGGCCAGCCCATTGTTCTATCGTCATTTGTTTAGTTCTCCTTGTATCCATGTATAAGTCTGAGTTAGTCCATATTCCAAATCTTCATCTGGAGCATAACCTAATACAGATTTGATTAGTTCATTGTGTGATGTTCTTGCATGGACTCCAAGAGGACCTGGGACATGCTTCTTTGTCAGTTCTTTGCCTGCTATCTTACAGACAATATCTACCAACTCATTTATAGACACATTTCTCTCAGAACCAATATTTATTGGCTCAAAGTATTTATCTTGTCTATAAAAATCTACTGTTGCTTTGATACATTCATCTATATACAGAAATGAACGGTGTTGTTCTCCATTGCCCCAAATTTCTATTTCATCTGTTGCTTTTGCTACCTTGCGACAAATGGCTGCTGGTGCTTTTTCTTTACCGCCATCCCATGTACCGTATGGACCGTAAACATTGTGATATCTGGCTATCTTGTTCTTCATGCCATAATTTCTATTGTATGCAAGATATAGACGCTCACTAAATAACTTTTCCCATCCATATTCTGTGTCAGGTGCTGCTGGATAAACTGTGTCTTCACGAGTATTTATACTTCCTGCATCCATCTGATTGTATTCTGGATATACACAAGCGGTAGATGAAAAGAATACGGACTTAACTCCTACCTTTTCTGCTTGCTTTAAAACATTAACATTTATGAGTATAGAATTACCCATAACTTCTGCATCATTATCACCAGAATTAATGTAGCCTGCTCCACCCATATCGGCAGCCAATTGATAAACTTCATCATATCTTGTGTGGAAAACTTCTTCTACAAACTTTGGATCTCTTAAATCACCAATAATAAATTGATCAGCATAGGTCTTCCAGTGTTCTGGATATTTAAGATCTACACCACGAACTATAAAGCCGTCTTCTTTTAGTCTTTTGACTAAGTGGCTTCCTATAAATCCGCCTGCTCCAAGTACTAATGCTGTTTTCATATTTGCCCCGCTATCTTTGTATTGTAAGTTTTTTCCCACTCAACAATGTCATTCTCGTCATTGAGAAGAGGTTGCCCTTTTATATTTAGGCTTGTATTTAACAAAACAGGAACACCTGTCATGGCATACCAATTTGATAATACTTCGTACAGTCCTGGATGTTGTTCTTTATTAACAGTTTGTACTCTTGAAGTACCGTCTTTGTGAACCACAGCAGGAATCTTATCTGGTTGTAAACACTCTACTGCATACTGCATGTATGGGCTTGCAAAGTTCATCTTGAACCATTTAGAGGCATGTTCTTCCATCACTACAGGAGCAAATGGCCTAAATAGTTCACGCTTCTTAATTAAATTTACTTTGTCTTTGATATCAGGATCTCTTGGGTCTGCCAAGATGCTTCTATTACCTAACGCTCTTGGACCGTACTCCGCTTTTCCTGATGCTACTGCCACAATTTTATTTCTAATCAATCCTGTAATAATTTCAGTTACTGGATATGGACCACCTAAGTCATAGCCAAGATATGGGTCTTTCCAGTTTATATGCTTGCCATACGCTGCTGCGGCGGCACCTAAAGAACTGCCTGCATCACCAGGGTTAGGCATGATCCAGATATCATCAAATATCTCCCAAAGTCTGGTATTTGCTGAACAGTTTAAAGCACAACCACCCATGAATACTAAATTCTTTTTGCCTGTTAATTGCTTTGCATATTGCATAAACTCTGCAAGTCTAACTGTGTAAATATGTTGCACTGCTGCTGCAATATCAAACTTAGCCTGTTCGTCTATATGATGTGGCCAATCAATTATTCCTTTGTGGAAATTGTAGGCTTGTTCTTTTCTGGATGGGAAATAACTTTCTACATCTTTATAATATTTACGCCAATCTCCATATGCAGCCATTCCCATGAATATATATTCTTCTTCATTAGGCTTTAGGCCTACAAGATTTGTGAAGGCTGAATAAAATAAACCAAAACTAAATGGGTAGTTTTTCTTCTTTACAGGCTTTATATTACTGCCCTCGCCAACCCAGATACTTGTTGTATTGAATTCACCTATAGCGTCTAAGACTACAATTACTGCGTCATCAAATTTACTTGTATAGTAGCCTGCTGCTGCATGAGAAAAGTGGTGGCTAAATGATTCTCTTGGTACCCATTTTAGATCTGCTCTGTTGAGATAATAAGGCTTGTCTCCACCAAAGCCACCACGAGTTATTATTCTTGCTTTCTTTAACCATCTGTGTTCGTAGTATGCAATTCTGTCTGGTTCTCCATAAGATAGTGCATGATCAATTAATTCATCATTTGTGTACCAGTCGTTTTTCTCTTTGCTAAATCTTTCAGCATGTCCAGCAAATAATATGTTTCCATTTTCTATAAGGGTAACTGATGCGTCATGTGTTGTTTCGTTAATTCCAAGTATTTTCATAATGACCCCATTTATCTAACTGTCCAACTTTATTTTTAAATGTGTTCCAAGAAGGATTCATATTTTCTTTGTTTTGCATAGCGATAACCATGTTTGTAGACAATAGTCCTGCAGACTGACTAAACGAAGAACTTCCAACTATTAAAACTTTTGCGGTAAGCATAAGAATAAATGCATCATATGTATCTAAATCATCTATTATTTCAACATTAGGGTAAGCACTTTTAAGCAAGTCTATATCAATTGTAGTTGTTGCATAACTACCAGCCTGATCACTATATAAAAATGGCTGACGATTCATTCTTACTTGGTCTTCACCTATAGGAGTATATGGCTTTCCCCTTGTGGAATCAGTAGTAATAATAACTTTTGGATTATCTAATTTTAAGTCATCAATAATTTTAGGTATATCTTTTAGTACATTAAAGTAGAATTCATCTTCTGTGTACCTTGGATTTTCAGGAATGGCATTGCCTCTTCTGATATGAATAACTATTGAGTTGTGAACTGTATCAGAGAACCTATTAAATTCTGGAGCAGATTCTAAATAATCTGTTTCTCCATTAATACCTGGCTGCCATGGCCAACCAAGACCAATATGAGGGCATAAAGTTTTATCTGGAACAGAATCAAAATCTATATCTTTCCAGGGATTTAAAAGTAAATTGTTAAACTTGTCAAGCATTTCAGTATATTTAGGGTCATCTTCGCTTTCAACTTTATCTGACGAATGTATTAAGAACCATTTAATTGGTGTGTCTTCAAACAACTTGTTATGATATTTGGCATATGACATGGCATAGATTTTCTTCCATAGCATTGCACCTAATCCATCCATTGTTGGAAACTCTTTAACTACTTCTGGCATAGTTGTTCCTTCCAAAACTCTGCAATATGTAAATGTTTATGTAGTCCTGGATGAGGCCAATGAGCACCTGGACCCCATTCGCCAGCAATCTTATGATAATCATAGGCATAGTCAAATATATCTGGATGTTTATATTTCCAGTCTTTATGACAGCCCTGCCAATTTATCATTTCATAATGTGGAGTCAGTTCTGAAATACTGTCAACATGCACTCTAAATTCAAATTCAAAACTTGAAGGAAAATCTTTTTTGGTTGTATCAGGAACATAATATCTAAAATTATCTTTCAAGAATTGCTCTTGATCATCTGTTAATCCATTTGACCATGTTGACCACATTAATCTAATTCTATTAGACTCACAGAATGCTTCAAGCATTTTTATATGATCAAGATTTTGATAATAGACCCATTCATAAGGCAATATTTCTTCATAATCCCATGGTGCAGAAACCTTGGTCTTCTTAGACTTATGATTAGCATACCAATCTCTAAGCCCACTTCCATACCCATCAATAAAATAAAATCTCTCAAAATTAGCAAAATGAGCAATGACTATTTCAGGCTTATATTGATACTGATGTATGGCTCCAAAAAAACTTGATACCACCTTGTTAGCAGAGGCTCCAGAATAGGCCAAATTAGCCACTGAGAGGCCCATAGAGGCACTTAGAAGGTCTGTCCAGCGTAGGGATACAGGAAGGCCCTGTCCAAGCGTTATAGAGCATCCTAAAGCCATTACAGAGGGTCTTGTAGAGAGTTCTATGGATCTTATTCCATCGCTATTCCATTGATAGTTATATTCAGGTCTGGCTATCTCAGAATGCCTTGCTAAAATTGGCTGGGATTGAGAATAATTTTTCTTAGGATTAGTTTTATCATATCCAACATGAGGGATTATTCTGGGATTAAATACATCAAATAGCATTAGTAAATCACAGGACCCTTTTTGATTTTCCTGTATTTACGCCACATATTAAATTTATATCTAATTCGTTTTAGCATTTAGATTCTTCCCATTCTCGCCACCACATTTTTCTGCCATTGTCTAATGGATAACCGAACCAGGAATATGCCCATCCATTTGCTTTAGGAGGATTATCAAAGAAATCCCATGTCTCAATGCCCTTTTGATTTCTAACTCTATGTATGTAGGCTGTATAGGTGCTTCCTGATGTACCCACAAAATTTACGGAATCATGAAGAACTAAATTACATATAAGCCCAAATACTACCTCGTCTTGAAACGGTAGGTCTTTAAAATCATCTGCAAAGTTATTAACGATATATTCATCTAATAAAATAAATCTATGCTTGTTGTCTTGAACCATTTTATGACCTGGCTCACATGTAGATACTACAATTGGCATGTTATTTTGTTCAAATTTATTTAGCCAGTCTTCAAACATCTCTTGGGTAGTATTAAACATCTTAACATGATCAGATAACCTTAAGTGCATTCCTTGGAATGTACCCAAAGATGCAGATATTTTCTGAGCCAAATCAGTATATTCCTTCTTAAATCTAACTGAAGATAATGTCTTATTTAGTTCAGGTGTTCTGCCATAAAAGAATCTTGAATACCAGCCTAATGTTCCTTTTAGATGTACTGGTCTATCTAATGGTAATCTTTGTCTACCCTCAGCAAATGCCAGTTCATATTCTGTTATTTCTGGCTGATTGCTATAGTAGTAGTTATTCATTGTGTCGTCTATGACTACTTCTTCTTGTTTAAATGCATTTATTTTTTCATCAATAACTATGATGTTTGCATCAAAATCAAGAAGGTCTAAAAGATGTGGGAACTGATCAGGATTAGTAAAACCTTCTCTTTGTTTGTTGTACCACCTACTTGGAGTATATATTGGAACTTTTTTAAAGTCGTATAGGTTGTCACCATTGTTACTTACATAATGAACTACTACAGGTGCATTCGTCTCATGTGAAAGTCCTACTGCTAACTCCAGGCTCATTACTTGATTTATTAGTCCAGTAGGATTCCATAACTGGAAGAATATTTTATCTGTTATTCCATTCATCTTCTGATATCTCGCCCCTAATTACTCTTAAATAGTCTGGACCCTTAGTAAAATACCAATGATCAGGTTCTGCAAAGTGGAAGAAAATCATAGCAACATAATTAGTTTCTGGATTAGGGAACTTCTCTCTCCAGTGCCATTGATCATTTCCATAGTAGGCAAGGGCTTGATTAGGATAAAGTGTATATGCCTTATCCTCAACAAATAGGTCCCATGGCTCTACCTGATAAACACACATATCAAGAGTATAAGTACATGCGTTATCGTCTTTGTGCTTGTATAAACTTGGCTCAGGGTTTTGACCCTCATAGTGTGCAAACAAGGCATATGTAGGTAATAGACCTTCGCTATTAAATGCTTCTCTTGCTTTAGGTACTAACTTATCTGCTAATTCTTTTAGAATAGGTAGGCTATTATCTGCAATGCAGTATCTACTAAATCCCGCAGAAAATTCAAAACTCTTAGGATTGGCTACGGCAAGGAGAAGCCTATCATAGTCTTCTTGATTTAAAACATCAGTTACTAATAGTGGCTCTGTCATCGCAACCAACTAACTACAGCATATCTTTCGCCTTCAATGACTGGAGATACGGAGTGATTATAAACATAAGTAGATGGAAACACAATCATTTGATTGGCTTTAGGCTTAAATGTGATGCCAAAACGAGGAAAGTTAATTTCTCCACCTGTATAGTTTTCATTCAAATAATAAACTGTAGATATTCGTCTATGAAATTCTTGATGGTCGTCTACATGATTAGTAAATTTTTGACCTTTTCCATATTTTAAAACTCCAAAACTATCATGCCAATTCATATCAACTGAATACATTGCAGCATAATCTTTTTCTAATGGATCAAAATGAGTAAAAAACAAATCGCTAAGATTCTTGTTAAATAATTCTGATGGACTTGCTAAATTTAGTTCAGTCAACGGCCTATAAGGAACTCCTATAATGCTTGTGTCTCTTGAATCTGGATTAATATGATTAGCATCTTGTTCTTTTACCCTTGCTACTTCCCAGGATATTCCAGCAGACTTCATTCCTTCTTCTATATTTTTATACAAATCTTCGCTATCAGGAATTACATCGCTATAAACAACTATTCCAGGTGCTATTTCTTCTTTATTCATATTGACCCCACTTTCCTAATGGACATGATGCTTTACTTAATTTAACTTTACCAGCCATAACACAGCCACATTTTTTACATTGTGTAGTTAATTTAATTAGTTCTGGGCAGGCTTTACATATTTCCAATCTTCTTTGAGCCTCTTCTTCTGGTGCTCTATCAGCATTTGGATTTACCAAGTCCCATGGTCTTGTTTCTCCAAGATTTTCTTTCCATTTTTGCCAAGCAGATTTATTCGGTTGGCTTTGTGAGTTTTCCATCTTTGTAACCCCATCCAAAATAGTCAACATCTTCAATAATCTCTTGTGCTGCAGGAACTTCAATAATTTCAGGATTAGAAGTTAAGCAGGCATAATGAGCAGCATTTCTTTGAAACTTGGCAGTTCCATCGCCTTCGTCTTCAAAATATAAGTTCATTCCTACTTCGCCATCAACGACGAATATAATTTTTCTTTTCATTTAGTTCTCCTTAGTAGTAGTGTAGCATAATTTATATTATCTTGCATTAGCATGGATTACACTCGCTTCCATTCCATGTTCCTCCGCAACCAGCGCAGCATACGCCATAAGCGTTGGTACATGCTTCAAAGGAACAGTCACAGCATCCAGTGGCAGCACCGCAAGATGTACCTGCACCAGAAACTGTAGCACAGATTTGGCTTTCACAGGTTACTCCAACAGGAGCAGGCGATGGGGCTACTGGAGCAGGTGCAGGTGCAGGCACAGGAATAGGTGCTGGTGAAGGTGCTACTGGGGCAGGTGCAGGTGCAGGCACAGGAATAGGTGCAGGTGCAGGCACAGGAATAGGTGCTGGAGCAGGAACAGGTATAGGAGCAGGCGATGGGGCTACTGGAGCAGGTGCAGGTGCAGGCACAGGAATAGGTGCTGGTGAAGGTGCTACTGGGGCAGGTGCAGGTGCAGGCACAGGAATAGGTGCTGGAGCAGGCACAGGAATAGGTGCTGGAGCAGGCACAGGAATAGGTGCTGGTGCTGGAACAGGAATAGGAGCAGGAGCGGGAACAGGTATAGGTGCAGGGGCTGGTGCAGGAACTGGTGCTGCGACAGGTGCTCGCAACACTATTCCTATGCCACTTGGATGACGCTCTAATGGACTCACTGCTACTCCTTAGTTAATTATTAAGCAAACTTATTTTGTGAAGCAAGAACAGTATATGTATTTGCTCCTGTTTTTCTAATTGTATAGATATATACATCTGTAGAGTTAATATTACCAGATACAGGTGCTGTTCCACCTAACCATTTAGGAGTTACTGCTGATCCATCAATAGTAAAATCGGTAGGGTAATAAGCAATCGCACCATTAGGTGTTTCAAAGACTACAGTAATCTGTTCACCACTGTCCATAATTGAGTTAAGAGTGGTTGTGCTATTTCCTCTAACATTTAGCGTCCAGTTACCTGAAGCATCTGTTGTATAAATTAATATTGAGGATGTAGAAACATCAACATTTACAGTACCTGTAGCGGGACCTATATCTGTTGTATTTATTTCCTTTGGTGAAGCAAATGTTGGAAGAGTTTGATCTTCATAGTTGTCCCAAGATGCTCCATTATAAAATGTTAATGTATTTGTATCAGCAAGATATGCAAACATACCTTCTTGCTTTATACCTGCTGTGAGAGCAGCGTCTCTCGCTGCAGCGTCAGCAAAGAACATGATTGACTGATTTTGCAGGTAGTATTGAACCTGTGCTGCTGTTAAAACATCACCTGAGTTAAATGTTTTATAGCCAGCGTTTGGGCTGCCTGTAGGCATTGTTTTCTCCTTATGTTAGTATGATAAAGCGTTAGTATCAAGCAATCCCTGAGTGGTTGAATTCAGGATAAATGCTTGAATAATAGGTTCTTGTGTAAAGAACTTTGTTGTCCATGATGTAGGTGTAACATCGTGCTGAACACCCTGCACGAACAATTCTTTTTGAATTGTTGAACCACCAGAAATTGATTTATAAACATATATCACACGATAAATGTCTGTGGTTAGTCCAGCAACATTTAAAAAGGTATTGTCAGTAGACAGATTTAGGGTCATAGAATCAACTCTAAGTTCAGAATTTTTTCTTGCTGTCAATAACATATTTGCTTGGTCTTGTGCTTCTTGATCAGTTGTAACAAGCAAATTACTTCTTAGTCCAGATTTAATAAAATATTTATCAATGCTATCTTGATCAAATGCAAATCCTGGAGTTACTCCGTTAACTCTTGTAACAGTAACCTCATTTAGAATAAGTTGATCATCAAAAGCAATATCTAAATTAACATAAGGTAAACCGACTCCAACCTGATCAGAAAATACACGAGGTGGTTGATCTGCCAATTCAGAAACATCTGTTCTATCTAAAAATCTTGCAACTCCTGTAGGCTGAATATAGAATGCACCAAATTCAGATTGTTCTACTGTTTGTAGTGCTTGTAAAACTGATCTGTCTCCACCTGGATCTGCCTGCATTGAAGAATTTCCAGTATCAATATTTCTAAGTCCTTCTGGCCAGGTAGCAAAATCTAATAATGAATTAATTCTTTCGCCAGACAGTTGAACTGTATTTAAATTATCTACTGTAAGAGGAAGAGCACCTGTAGCAACATTTGCTAATAGACGGAAGCCATCAACACATTGTAGTGTAACTATTGAATCCTCATTGGTTCCTTTATAAAAACTTGTATCGTAAGAAGTAATATAGCCTGAGAACATAAAGAATCTTTGAATTACTCCATCGCCTCTGTCTTGATCTGCATATATTCTTATTTTACGAAGAGGGATCACTTTTGTGCTATCTGTTACTGGGTCCCAATACTCACTATTTTCATTCTGAGGGTTAAAATTACCTTGAGGGTCATTTAACACTACCGTCGCAGTTCCAGCCTCAAAGTTAGAAAGAATACGGTTACGACCTCTACGAGTAGAAACTTTTCTAACTTGAGCAGTAATATCTTCAATGTCTGCTGGAGCATCTGCAAGAATGTTTTCTTCATCTAACTTACCGAATACGGAGTCATTAAGAATAAGTGGATATCCAAATGATGGTCCATTAGCAAAGTCAATTTCTACTCCAAGTGTTGGTTTCGCCATTTTATATCGCCTGCAATGTTATGCTGTCACCGTTATATTGTGCTGCCAATAGTCCATTTCTAACAGTTTGAACTAAATCTTGTTCTGATGTTACAGAGCCAGCCACATTTACAGTAACATTTATACCTGCCTCCCGCATACGAAAATCGCCAGCACCAAGGCTTGGACCAGCATTTGCTACGGTTCCTCTATTAGCAAATCTAAATTGTTCATCATAATTACTTTTGGCTATTGCTGCTTCAAAGTTTGCCATAGATGCTTCTTCAGCCTTACGGAAGTCGGCAATGGTGGCTTGAGTAGTGTCAAAAAAGCCCATAGCCCTCAATTTTGACTGCTCATCCACTCCTGATGAATACACTTTTGAATTATGTTGTAATGCATCAATATGTTCTTTGAGCAAGAAATTAATTCCTGTACCAGGATCTGTAGTTTTACGAAGTTCTGTAAGGGTAGCAATCTCTTCTTGAATCTTTGTGGTTGCTGCTACGGCTGCTGCTGCTGCAGGATTAGGACCAGGACCAGGGCCAGGACCAGGGCCAGGAACAGCAGGAATAATTGAAGGTGGAGCAAATTTATCATAGTTAATATCTTTACCACCATTTAGCAACTTCAAGAATTTGTCTAAAGCGGCAGTAGCAAGATCCCATTTAATAGCCAATTGTACGACTGGATCTAAAAATGTTCCTTTATAATCAAAATCAGCACCCATTGCTAAAACATAAGCATTAACCTCTTTTTTGCTAAGATCCCATTTAATTCTTAATTTTTCAAAGTCCTCATCCTTAGCAATTCCATCATGAACTGTTGCAACAAGGTCAGCATATATTCTTGCTTCCCTTTCAGATTCAAAGAATCCCAGTTTAATTAATTGAAAGACTTCCTGTGAATCTAAGAGACCATCTTGAATACGCATGTATGTTTCAAGGAACTTGTGTGCATTTTGTGTGCTGGTACCAAAAAGATCTGCAAGAACCTGAATTTCGTCACTACTAATTACTTGATCTTCAACAGACTTTACAATATGAATGTATGCTACTACAGCCTCTTTAGAGATGCCCCACTTTTTAGATAAATCTTCAATTTCCTTGGTGTCAAGTTTCTGATCAGCAATGGCTTTTTGAATATCTTGATATCTCTTAGCAAGTACATTTTTTGCATCTAATAGGAAATTTTCTTCTTTAATTCTTTTTAATTTATCAATTTCTTCTTTAGCAATAGCACCTTGCTTTTTTAGCAAGTTTTCTGCTGCTGCTCGCTGAATAAGGGTTTCAGTGCCTTCGTCTAAAGCGCTTAGTTTTGTAATATTAAGTTTTTTCTTAAGAGCATTTGTTCTTTCTTCTAATGCTTCCTCTATTTTTGCTTGTTTAGCCGCTTTTTCTGCTGCTTTTGCTGCTGCTGCTGCTGCAGCCTTTTCTGCCAATGCTCTTAATCTTGCTCTTTCTTTTTCAGCGGCTGCAGCAATTTGATCTGCTCTCATTTGATTATAGGTCTTTTTGGTTGTTTCACCAATAAGTTTTGCTCTGTCTTCTTCAAGCCCAAGAATTGATTTTAATGCATTTTTACCAGCAATCCAAGCAGCACCTAATCCTAAAAATCCAGTAACAAGTTGTGAAGCATATGATACGGCTTTGCCCAATAATTCAACAAATCTACCAAAATATCCATCTTCTGTTGTTTTAATAAAATCAGAAAACTTATCACTAAGTTTTTTTACTTGATCCCTTAAGCCCTTTACAGCATTTTTTCCACCTTTAAATACTCCAATTACGGAACCCATAACCTTATCAATAAGAGACATTGCCCTGCCTGCTATTTTGAATGCTCTTCCAAGAATAAACAATTGAAGTGCTAAATTTATCCAAAACTTATTTCTTTGTATGAAGCCTGCTACCTCCATCAATGCACTTAAGAATCCCATTGACAGATTAATAATATCCGCTAATCCTTGTCTAAGTTTATCTCCATTTGCTTCAATCCATTCTTTGATTACTGGAATGACATCACTTTCAAGGATTTTTGCAAATTCTTTTATTACAGGTAAAAGTTCATATCCTAATGTTTCAAGAATTTCTCCATATTGTAATTTTAAGTTTGTCAATGGATCAAGATTTGCTAATGCTTCTGCGCTACCATAATAGGTTAGACCAAGCAATGCAAAGGCTTCTTCAGCCTTCATTCCTTTAGTAATAAGACCTGATAATTCTGGAGATAATCTCTTTAAAGCAGTTAGATTGCCTTGCTGTGCTTTTGTCATTGCAATAGTTACTGCTGATAAATCTTTTCCTTGTGACGCTGCAACATCAAGGGCAATCCCTTGTAATTTTTGAGCCTTAGTTAAATCGCCAGTAGCAATATAAAGTTGTGCAAGACTTGTTCTCAACTGATCGTCCGCAGTATTGGTACGGAACATAGTCTTTTCAATATATGTTTCTGCTGCAGCGATTGCTTCTTTTGTGGCTCCAGTAGTATTTCTCATGGCCAGTGCAAGTTGTGCCTGAGACTTTGAATCCTCAATTGCTGCCTCAACTGCATCTTTACCAATTTTAATGGCAAGTGTTGCTGTTGCTGCTATAGCAATACCAAATGATTTCTTGGCTTTTTTACCAAAATCATCAAATTTCTTAGTAAGCCTTGCTATGTCTTTTTGAGCAGCCTTTGAACCTTTATCAGAATACTGAGTGAGGATTCTGGCAATTACTGCACCTGTAGCCATGTTATGAAGTCCTCCTCATGTTTAAATTTTTTTGTAATTTTGCTTTAAGTTCATCTAATGCTTTTGCCACATTTTGTTCAATTTGTGGTCTATTTTTATCAACCGCTCTCCAAACTAAACGAGAAGCATTTCCTACTTTACCTTCTAAATTCTTAATAAAGTTGCCAGTCTTATTTGTTCTACCAGCCAATTCATAAATAACACCTGCTGCTGATCTATTTTTTAATGCACCAGCACTTGTGGTGTAATCTTTTCTAACTTTTCTTTCTGCCTTAGTGACAGATATTCCAGCCTTAATAATACTTTGATCCCAAGCAGGCCATCCAGCACCACCACGAGTTCTTGGTCTGCGAGCAGGCTGAGTATTCCATCCACTAAGTGGTGGAGATGATTGAACAAAACCTAAAGCATCTTTTTTGGCAACATTAAGTTCAGAATTAACAAGTTTCTTAAATGCCTTAACAGCATCCTTGTCAAAATTCTGTAAATCTCTTTGTGTTTCTTTTACACCAGTAAGAATTATTGCTCTATCTTTACTCACTACCTGCTCGCATTCTTGGATCGCTCCTTGAGATAAATAACTATTGCTTCTAAAACACCATCAGGTGCTTCAAGCAGATCAATTGGAGAAAGCCCTGTCTCCACAGAGATCATTGCTACCGTATAGGTTAGACTGTCTCTGTGGATTCGGAATTTGGGTCTGCATCTAATTCCACACTTTCAAGTGTATCAAGAAATGCTTCGCCAAAAGGCTTTACCGCTTTACCTGAATCCTTTATTGCTGCCCATGCAAGGAAATAGATATGCTCTAATTTTTGATCTTCGCTAAGTAGTTTAGAAAATCCCTTACCAAATTTTTGTTCAAAGGCAACGAGTGTTTTTGGACGAAGGCTATAACTTCCTTCTTGTCCGTCGCTGGTCTTTACTTTTATTTTTAATCCATCCATTATATTTTTCCCCTTTAAGGTTATGTGTTTTTAGTAATTGGTCCATTGATTGGCCAATTAACGGTTGCTGTTGATATCTGACCAACTGCACCATTTAGTGGAGTCCATTCAGTAATCAAAACTTGAAATTCATATTCAGGATTAGTAGCAGATGTTGTAGTGTTTACAGGCTTAACCTTGCAAAGCACTCTTAATCCTATAAAATCATAAATAATACTTTCAACAGAAGTGCTTGCGAAGTCTTGGTAAAACTCAAAAGATACTGAATTAGTACCAAGACCCGCAATTACTCTTTTATAAGTTTGTCCAACTTCAGTAGTCTCAACAATTTCATGAACAGTTGACAGGGTTATACTTGAAATATGGTCACTAAGATCATACACAGCACCAACTGGTACTGGAGGCGTGACTGAGAAATCAAGTGCCTGAAATGTTATTAAAACATCAGTTAAGACTATTTGGGACATGTTTAGGAAACAGTCTTTGTAATTGGACCAGAAATTGGCCAAGTAACTGAAGCAGTTGAAAGTTCTCCTACTGCACCATTTAAAGGTGTCCATTCTGATACCAGGGCAAAGAAGTCGTATTGTGGGTTCGTTGCAGATGCGCTTGCTGCTGCTGTTGGCTGTACCGAACACGCAACAACTGTACCCAATAGTGGATAGATTGTTGCCTCAACTTCTGCTGCTGCAAAGTCTTGGTGAAATTCAAGAGTTACTGAGTTATCTACAAGACCTGCTATTCTTTGTTTTGCTGCGCTTGGAACTGCTGCACCTGTTGCTGCACCAGTTGGGCCAACTTGCCCCGTATTTCCAAATGCTGTCGTTTCAAGTATGTCGTAAGTGCTTCCAAGGGTAACGCTGGCAACATGATCGCTCAAGGTTACTCCTCCAATAATCACTTCAACATCTGTTAACACTATTCGTGCCATTGTTATTTATCTCCTTCATTGTTTATATTATTAAAAACAAATGCTTGAGGTTCTTCCTTCTGCACTTGTGGTTCTTCTTTTACTTCTTCTTTTACTGCTTTTGGTGTCTGTCCTACTTTTTTGATATGTCCTGATGCAACAAGAAATTCAACACTTCCTCCTGCACTAATTATATCAGATTCGGTAAGTTTTTCACCATTAATCTTACCGCAAACTTTTTTACTTGAGGTAACTATATATTCCATTATTTCTCCTATCCCCAAATTGCGAGGTTGTAACGGTAAGACAAAAAGGTAACATCTCCTGAGACATATGTACCACTTTCAGCAGTAAGAACTCTAAGTGTATTTACAAGTCCACCTAATGTCCTGTCAGATTCTAAGGCTGTCTTAATTGACCTCGTGCCTGTTCCTGCTAATAATTCGTCAAGTTTATCTTGACCTGATCTTTCAGATATTCTCTGAACTATCACATAAACATCAACAGATGCTTGGTCTAAACCACGAGCATTATCAATATCAAATGTGAAATCTAATTGACCTACAATTGCACAAGGTGGAACCACAACATCAGGAATAATGTCATAGACACGCATACCTGTAATTGTCTGTAGGTTATTTCCAATTGCTTCTCTTACTCCACTAATATTAATCATTAGTAGGCTAATCCTTGATTCCGTCTAAATGTCTTTAACAACATTTCTACATCTGGATCAAGTCTTGAATTAAGTCTAACTGTACCCAATTCTACTGATCCAGCAATTCCAAATGGTGATTGCTTTCTTACAAATAATCTTGATGCCTGAATTTTGCAGGCTAATTCTACTTCATATGGTATTTCTGGAAATCCAAATACACCTTTTATTCTACATGTTTGTGGGAAGAAGTATGGCCATACATATTCTCCTACCGCCAATAATCTTGTATATGGCCAACCCTTTTTGTCATTATTTACAGGTTCTACCATAATGTCTGATGATAAATTCCATACCTGGTTATATTGTAAAGGTGTATCAAAACCTGTATCTGTGGCTACTTCTGTTAGTGTAACAATATCATCTATCTCTAATGACCATGGATTTAGTGCTGTGTAGTATCTTGTAGATGGGCTTCCTGCTGTACCCTCTTGATAAAAAAATCTTTGGCAATATTCATCAATCATACGACTTGCAGATAGAATGGCTGCCTCAATAGCAGTATCGTCAAGAATGTCTTCTATTTGA